AGTCGCTTGGACGAACGACAGATGTAGCCGTCCCGTCTGCAACTGTCTGTGTATACGCGTGATACAGCGCAGACATCTATGACCTCACTCTATGCGAATGAGCGCATTGGTCGCATTTGCAACAGGCATCTGCACGGTAAACGTTCCGCTAGATACTACTTTGTCAGAGCCAAAATCCAGCACCGCCACGCTCTTGTTGCCTTTGCTGAAGTTGTAGATCAGAGCACCACGAGCGGTGATCGTCGCAGAAGTGAACGCAATGTTATTGAACGTCACCCAGGCTGTTGTACCTGAACTGGACACCGCCACACCAGATAGCGTACCCCCACCGGCAGAATACGTCCCGCTTGCGGGCACCTCACTGGAAGTTGTGTAAACCGTCGTGGCCGCGCCAAGATCCGCAGTGGAGGCATACAGGGCAAGTTTGAACGTGTCCGTCCCAAACACATGCGTGCCTGTGAATAGCTCCGCCTTGAAGCTGGTGGTCTGCGTTTGAACAATAGCCATATCAGATCACCTGTGTTCTGACCTGCCCGGAGCGGTACGCGTCTTGTCGATTTTTCCCGTCACCCAGGTTCTTCAGCAGCGTCAGGGATTGAACATACTGCTTGTCCATCTCGGCCACGATGTCAGGCTCTTGCTTCATAAACCGGGCGGCTTCGACCATGACCGCGTTAAACAGCACGCTGTCAAAGTTGTCGCTCAGCCATGTGTTGGTGGCCGTGACAATGCTCTCTGGGTAGTAGAAGTAATGCAGTTCTGCCGACAAGGCAGCGCTTGGCGTTGGGCCAAGGATGAGCGTCAACTCATCAGGATTTCCGCTGTCCGGGCCAAAGAGCGCGTAATACTTCGGGGTTCCCGTCGTTGCCGGGTTTGGGAACGCTGATCGGATGAAGTTCACATCCTTGTTCAGCAGGTACTCGTAGTTCCCAGAGCCGTCAATCACTGCAAGGCTGAAGACCGACAGGAAATCTGACGGCGCTGCAAGGTACTGATTGCCAGACGTAAGCAGGCCCGTGACGTTCTTGCGCAGAGCAGGGAGTTGGACTGCGTTGTAGATGCGCTGCTCTGCCAACTTCGTCATTGTGGCGAAGTCAGTGGCCGAGAACGTGTTCTCGGTGTAATCCTCAACGGCAGTTTTGAGAGCAGCGTAATCCACGGTTTACCTCAAGCCATCGGCCCACGGGCCATGAAGCCACGGGTAGCAGCACCAGCACCGCGCATCTTGACGCCGGAGGTTTTGGCCGGGGGAGCAACCTCCTTGGAGGAGTTCCCAATCACCATGCACAGGTCACGGGGGTTCTCAGCACCTTGGGGATAGCTGGACTTGGCAGGAGCAAGTTTCTTGGTCTTCATGGCTCACCCCGTCTTCTGGTTCATGGCGCGGGACATATTCTTGCCCAGGCGCATGCGGTCATCGGTGGTGGGGCCGCCCTTTTTCATGCCCTTGGCATGCATGGCCTTTACGTGTTTGCCAACTTCTTCCTTGGCAACTTTGCGCATCTGTTCTTTCATCTCTGCTCCTTACGAAATCACGACAGTGACTGTACCTACTAAACCCTGTGGTGCCAAGGCATTTGGCGTCAGGGGCGCATCAAACCCGCTGGACCCGCCTACAGGGTTCCAGCCCCACTCAATCACTCTGCTGCCTTCACCGATAGACCCGATGGCCGTTTGGCCCGAGGCGTACCAAGTGTTCGTATCAGGGCGTGGATCTCGGATGGCCTGCGGATCTGACACGGGATACATGCCAAGCTGCAACTGCGGATGGTCCGGCGTCCAGCACTGGGGACATGCCTTGATTTGCGTCTGCTTGGTCTTGACCGTCAGGTTCTTGAGCTTCTTCAGGTCGAAACGGAACCCGCATAGGTCACAGAAACCAAATGCCTTTGCGCCGTTTGCAAACCTATTGCTCATGAGATGAACATCTGGCGAGGCACGAACCGCACCGCAGCCTTCTCACGGTCTTCCGTCGAGGCAAGGTCCCAAGCCTCGTCGTACTGCTGTTTCAACACCTGCATGCGTTCCATAGCGCCAGGGATCTTCATGGACAGGTAGTACGCCAGCCCTGCAACAAGCGCATTGAGGAAGCGGAACGGGATGTCCTGCGTGTACGTGCCACCGGCACCGGCGTCCTGTATGCGGCGCAGTCTCCAGTAGACCAGCGTATACGTCTGCGAGTTGTCGGGCGTGGGCCACACCGTGAACTGCGGAGCAGGCGCTTGACGGTTGATCCAGATCTGAATCGGCCTAGCCTGCTGCAGTTTGTTCGGAATGGACGAGTACGTGGAGACCGAGATGCGCGTGATGGTCAGGTCTGTCTGTGTGGAGACGTTCCCCGCACCTGTGCGAATCACATGCTCAATCAGGTCTACCGTATCAGCAGGCAGCGTGTAGGTGTTGGTGCCGGGAGTCAAAACTTGCGAGCCTTGCTCTACCGTCCAAAGGTTAATCCCCCGGTTGGCCCAGTCTGTAAAGAGCAGGTTCATGGACCGCCGTGCGGTCTTCAGGTCATAACCCGTGCGAAGCTCCGCACCACAGCGCTCAAAGGCTTCCTCAACGTATTCGTTGAGGTCCATGTCAAATGTAGTGGTGCCGGAGGTTGCCATATTACTTCGCCGTCATTGCGGAGCGTTTGAACGCTTTGGCAGTAGGAGCGCCGGGAGCACCGGGCTTGCGCATGGTTTCGCCCGATCCTGCGGCAATCCGTTTGCGCTTGGCATTGATGTTGGCGTAGAGACCAACTTCGCCGCCCTCGGCGTACTCAGTAAAGTCCGTATTGTCACGGCGCTTCTTGACCTTGCCTTTGAGTTCCGGGCGGATAGCGCCCATGCCTCGGCTTGCCCTCACCGAATTGCTCCACGAGTCTTACCACGTTGGGCGCAGCCGTCAATCTTGCCGCCCCCGGCGTAGCCAATCCGACCACCCTTAGCGCGGAGTTCGTAGTCAGGTTCACGATCCTCCCGCGTACGATCACGAGGGGAAGCCTTCTTGGGAGTAGCCTGTAGGACGGGCTTGTTACGCTCCATTGTCTCCGCACGAGCTTTGGCGGTCTTACCCGCTTCTGCGCGTTTGGCCTGAAGTTGTTTACGCCCAACTGCTCCACGCATGGTGGACTCGGCGGCTTCCATCTCGGCCTTGGGGCTGAACCTACGCCCAGTTTCCGTGGTGACCTGCTTCGCCGTTTGTGGGGAGGAAAATTTAGCCGCTGCAGCCTTCGCAGTGGATTTTGCAGCCTCGGCGGCCTTCTCGGCTCGGCTCAACCGTGCAAGTTTTGCTGCACCTGCGATCCCCGCGCCCGCGCCCAACCCCATGAAGATGCGGTCCATGTTGCTGGGGCCAGAAGTATCTTCGCCCGTGCTGGCGGGAGCAGTCTCGCCACCCTTGGGGATTTCCGCGCTTGCCGCTTTCGGTGCGGGGGCGGGGGCAGATGCTTTGGGTTTTGGTTTTGCCGGTGCAGCCGCCTTGGGGGCATCACTTCCCCCACGCTCTAGAAACTTCTTCGCCCGAGCGTAGGTATCTTCGTCAAAGCTACCCTTTTCACGCCCAGAAGCGAGTTCGTCTAGGGCGGCGGTGCCCCCTTCAGAAAATTTGCGGTATTTGCGCATATCACATCACCCGTCCCTTGGTATGGCCCTTGGTCACACAGCCGTCACCACGAGTTACAGACCCACCACCTGCCATCTTCTTTACCGGAGCCTTGGCAGGCTTCGGGGGCGGGTAGTCTTTCTTGGTCTGAGCCGCTGCCTTCTTTTCCCCAGAAGCGCGTTGCGCTGGGGGAAGTGCCGACAGTTGGTCGATGTCGATGGGCGGCTTGCCCATTTCTTTAGTGTATTCAGCCATATTGCACCTCAGCAGGCTTTGCCGCCCATAGCCATCTTGACCATCTTGCCCTTGGTCTTACCCTTGGACTCAATACCGCCGCCCTTGGCAAAAGCCAATCCGGGCGAACGGACGGGCGTTCTGTAGTTCGGCGCAAACTCTTCTTGGGGCGTACCGGTCTTGGTCACGGTCTTTGCCCCTCGGATGCCACCACCACTGGCGTAACCCTTACCTTTGGCCTCGGCCATCTCGTGCTTGATCATGGACTTCGGAGCGCCTTTTTTCTTCATAAAGGCCACTTCCTTCTTCATCATCGCAGGGGATTCTTTTTTCACGGTGCCTCCTTCGGCATGGGCTTTCGGCCCGACAAACTTCTTCGCTACGCTCGGCGGGACATCCGTCTTGCCAGCGAGAGACGCATACATGAACCGGCGCTGCTTCTCAGATTGAACCGGCATTTTGCTTACTTCGCATAGTATCCAGCTTGGCTTCGATCCTGTCAAAGCGCTCCAGTAGCTCTTTCATGTCCTGCCGGAACTCAGACCGAGTGATGTGGTCACGGGCAATCTCTTCCCGCGTGCGGTTGAGCAGGATAGACAACCTATCAAGCTCCTTGAACTTGGCCGACATGAAGAACGCCACTGCACCAATCAGGATGGTCAGGACGAGGTTCCAGAGTATTGTCGCTTCCATGACTTAGCACTTCCATGCACGCCGCGCTTTCCTCAGGCGGCTATCAGGGTCTTTGGCCGCTTCCGGCCACATTTTCATCTGTCCCGCTGACCGGGCGCAGAAAGATTTCTTGCGAGGGCCACCCTCTGGCTGTGGAGGCTTCAGATTCATGCCCTGCGCCTTGGCAGACGCCCGCCCTTTGGCGTTTAGACCGCCCTTGGGGTTCTGGCCTTCCTTGCGGGTCCAGGCGGCGCTCTTAGCCATGATCAGGCCCAACCCCGCACCGGAGCCTTCGGAGTGACCTTGTAGGCGTCCAGTTCCGGCGCTTCAGCGGTGTGCCGCACGTTGGCGTGCCAGCCATCGACCGGGGCCATCTCGGGCACTTCGCCTTCGTCGGTGGTCAGCATCTTGCCCGTGGGCTTGTA